TTGGATAACATAGGTAGCTCTCCCCAACTTTCTCAGACACTTGTCCAAGTAGGTAGGAAACATAAGATCATCTACAGCTCCTGTATCAAAGTAGCTTTTGAACTCTTCTTTTACAGTGGAGTAAACAACCTCAGGAGAGATGAAATTATATTTGTAATAGTATGACATCTATTTTATTTTTTCCATTCATGATACGTATGCTGATATTTATCATCAGCTTTGAGATAGTGGGAAAGCAATCTGGATGTATTTCTTGAAGGTTTAAAGTACCACAAGTCTGAATGTCTAAACCTTGCAGTTTCTTTAAACCAAACCCATCCAAAGAAATATCCTTCTGTATGAAAGTTGAAGTTATAGATGCGCTTACCTTTTTCCTTTGTCTTTTTCCAGTCTATAGGAAGATTAACAAACTCTTTACCATCTATACCCTTTACCTTTCTTCGCTTCTTTTTATTAATAGAGAATTCTCCAAACCCATAAGGAAGCTTTGCTCTTTCACCTGTTTCTAAGATGTATTCTTTGAAAGCCTCGTTGTAAGTATAAAGAATGTTTCTCCACTCATCAAAGCTTAGTTTTACAGAGGGATTCTTCTTGCAAAAATTGTTGTAGTTTTCTTTACTTGCGCTTCTCCAGTCTATCTTTATTCTCATATTATCTCAAGTTTGGAGCGTTAGGTGCTTGACCATCAACTCCATCACTTGTGATATCTGTCTTAATTCTAAAGTAGGTAGACAGAAGTTTTTGAGATGTTAACTCAAGTACCTGCTTTTCTAGATATCCAGGAACAGGAGATTCATTGTCAAGAGGATTCTTGCAAAGCTGTTCTGTTGTATATTCTGGAGATCCACATCCACACTCTGGATACATGATAGAATTAGGAACATCCTCCTCAAATAAAGCAACAAGTCTGATTGCTTTAAGAAGTGGATTGTTCACATATAAATATCCATTAGAGATCCAGTAGTACTCTTCCTTTTTTATAATAGGAAGTTTGAGTAAATTAATATATCTGTTGATGGTTATTTCTTTCAGTTTCTTTCCTTGTCCACTCATTGCATTGATCGAGTAGACACCTTGGATAACATATTGGTAATTACCCTCAGTAATACGAGGGAGCTTAAATTTAGTTCTAGCTACAGAACAAGGATCAGAATATTCACAACATTCTGAAATAGGAACTTCCACCATCTCTAAACAAGGGATGGTGGTGAACACTGTGTCAGTAGCCCAAAGCTTCCTAAGATTAGTCTCACGTTTAATCAAGAGGAAGGCATTGTTCTTAATTTCAGACATAATAGCTCTATCTGTGATCAAGCTGTCTGTAGAGAGCAACTTATGCATAGAGCGTACATCTGAAACCAATTTCCTAAAAGTAGCCATTATAAATATTGTTTGAATATATTTGTCATTCCATGAATAGAGTCAATCAAGAATGCAGTCACCTCACCTCGTGCGCACGTGTATCCATTTTTCTCATCCCATCCACTCTTAGCATTTGAGAATGCAGGGATTTGGTAAAACTTAATTCCGTTAAAATCTTGACTCAGCTCGTGGTGTTTATCACCTGTAAATATGTAATAAACATCATGATTAGACCATTCATCTTTATATTCCATTGGGAATATACCAGCAAGTTTAGCAGGTTTGATAGCATCACCATGATTAAACATCATAGCTGAAACACCATAACTTATGTATTTTCTATACTTAGGAGAGCAATCAAATGTTACACCTCCAATGTTTCTAAAGAAGGCTTGTAACCAACTAATCATATGCCATCCTATATATTCATCGTGATTACCAGCTACATATATAACTTCTACATTTGGAGTGTAGTTTAGTAGTAATGTAATCATTTGAATTTCATGATCACACACTGCTCTAAATATCTGATGGTAACCTCCAATGTTTTGTTGTGGAGTTCCTTTTGTTGTAGTTCCTGTAAACTCACTATTGAATTCGTCTGAACCAATAATGTAAATTATCTTATCTAAATTGTTTGCTAAAGATGCTTGTTCCAGAATAGTTTCTGTTCTATAAGCCATTCTTGCAAACCTGTCTCCTAGATTGTTGTCTCCATTAACATCTAACTTGTTATAATGTGCATCCTGTTTGTTAATAACTAGAGCAGCATTAGCCTTAGTTGGATGTAATTTTGGAGACATAATGTCCTGAGAAACTGGAGAGTATGACTCAAGAAAATCAATAAATGAATCTTGAAATACTTGTTCTCCTTTCTTTTTGCTAAGCCAAGCCTTCACTTGATAGTGAGGTTGGTCAGCATTTCCCCAGTAATTTTGTACGTATTTAGTTATTTCCCACTTATCTGTATCTATCTTACACTTTTCAATTAAATCATCTAAATCTTTAATTTCTTCTTTACTATTAAACACCACCTCACCAGTTCCTTTCTCAACATCCTCTAGAAACCTAACAATTGTCTCTTCGAGTTCTCCAATATAGTTTGCAACTTCTGCTTCATTTCTTATACTTTCTGAAGCTTTTATCTCCCTAATTAACTCATCAACCTCTTCCTCTGTAATGTTTAGTTTTTCTGCATAGAACTTTTTGCTCTTTTTCCAATGAAGCATTTGCTCTAATTGGTGCAGAATTGATTGATTTTCAGGCATTTACGTTTGAATTTAGTTAAAATTGGAGTAAAGATACGAAATCTTTTTTATATTTTCCAAATTATTTTAACTAAACAAGTTATCCAAAATAACAAGTTTAGTTAGTTTCTTAAATAAAAACTCCCAGGGGTAGAAACCCCCAGGAGAAAGTTCTGAAAACCAACAAACAGAACTTTTAAATATAATTACAACTCAGGAGGCGGTAATGGGTTACAGCATACAAAAGTATTTGTTAAGTATGAATTAGATGCTGGAACTTCAATATCATTTGTATAATAGAAAATTTGAGGGGGATTAATACTATTATCATTACATATATCATCTGCATATAAACCTACTGTATCATATGATTTTAATGTTACTGTTCCAAGTTCACAAGCATAATATCTAACATAAACTTTACCATTCTTTTCAGTATCAGTATTGTTTATTGCATTAGAAATATCAGAACCACTTATATATACATCATAAAGTGTACATGTACAGGGTATTGATGTAGTAGTTGTTGTAGTGGTTGTAGATGTAGAACTAGTTGTAGTGGTGGTTGTGACTACAGTGACATCTATGTAATTAGTACACACCCCTATAGATTTAATCCTAATAGTTGTTGTACCATTAGGTACTAAGGACGATGTGTAACCACTTAGTAGAGCTGCTTTAGCAACACCAGTTTCAAAAGCTGATATGTATCCATCTACATCTGAATAAAGATCAAATGGACCAGAATCAGCTCCTGCACTAGTTAATGTTATTAATACTGTCATTGGTTATTTATTTTAAAGAATTGTTGTAGTCGTAGTGGTAGTAGTTAGACTATTTATTTGTTGTTGAAGAGATACTATTGTACTCTTTAAATCACAAATCTGCTCATCTATCTTTTGTAAAGCTACACTCAACGAGTCACATGTAAGAACGCCTGTACATGGAAGATTTGGTCCTGTATAGCCTACCTGATCAGATCCTACAACTTTTGATTGACAAGGGTCTGAACAAGGACTACAATATTGAGGAGGTGTAAATTGCATAGTTTAAATAATTAAGGGATGTACATAATATAATAGCAACCAAGACCAGGTTGATAGTTAGGATGACCTAATCCACCTCCTGTTGATGCAACACTTACAGATACAGATATTCCTGTCATTGCTGTACTTGTTGTTTTTGTTTCTGGTACACTAGTTCTACTTCCCTCACCAGCACCTGAAGGATTTATAACACCATCATAAGTGTGACTATGTCCAGGATCAGTTACAGTGGCTGTAGCTGAATGTGAGTGAGCAGGAATTTGTGCAGGTGAAAGTACTACATTATTAGAACCAGCGGTTCCAAATAAAGTGTATGCAGGATTACCAGAAACAGCAGGATCAACTGCAGGATTCATAGGTCCTCCACCCATACCACTTGTAACACCAACTGGTACACGTCCTCTTTTATCAGGAGTACCATTGTTACCATTACAAAGATAGATTTTCTCCCAGTCAGTTCCAACAATACCAGCACCTGTACCATCAAACTTACCAGCAGGATCACCATAAAATTCTACAACAGTATATGGAACCATACGATTGTAGAACTTTGTACTTGTTCCAATACTAGCAATGTATGCAGCAATTAGACTATTTAAGTCTGCAAGCTTTACATAGTTAGTACTTACATTTAAAGCAAGAGCATTCAGAGCAACTTCTACATCACAAAGCTTTGTAATAGTTGCCTGAAGAATAGCATGTGTCCCAGAGGATGAAGTTACACCAGTAAGACAATCAATATCATAAGATCCTTCTAGAGCAGCAAAATCATCTTCTACAGCTGTAAGTCTTGTGTCAAGTTCACATACAGCTTTAATCAAGGCATTGATAATGTTGACAAGTGTAAGATCTTCACACTGTACTAAATTTTTATTTACAATTTCACATATGATTTGAGGATCTATGGTTAATTTAATACCTGTACCATCAAGAGTAGAAGTAAGAAACTCAATCAAAGCCTGTTCAACATATGATAAAGAGTCACCAGTTTGAATTCCTAAAACAGGAACATCAACACCTGTATATCTAACACATTGATCTGATGTGATTTCTGCGCATCCATTAAAACAATTTGAACAACCCATTTATCTAAATTTTAAAATTTTAACTCTGCTGGCAATCATGTTCACAGTGAACTCAGCATTATAATTAGGATTGCAATACTTATAAACAAGAATCCTTCTGTAGTTCAGAAGGTCCAACATTGTTCCACCAGGAACAGGTTGGTTTAACATGTACACAACATTGTTGTACAAGTTACTTGCCAAATCAGCTAACTTACAATCAATCTCTGCAATCAGAGAAGGAATGTTAGCACATTCTGGACAATTTGTAAGCCTGGGTGATAACATTTCTTATAATTTTTCTACCTTGTTTAACAGCACCATTACATGCTGCACAAAGACCATTAATTAATTGACATCCACACCCAACATTAGCTCCGCAGTTTTTACACTTAGCCATATTAATAAAAGTTTATAACATAGTTATTTCCAGAGCAACCACAATTATTCTTAAGAAAGTTGTCAAGCATTTTGTCTGCTTGATTATACAACTTCATTGCTTCCTGTGTAGCGCAATTGTTGGCTGCAGCTATTGATCCTTGGATGAAGAAATAAATAGAGGTGAGGTCAACCTTTGCTTGTGTTTTAATAGCTCTATCGCATTCCATCATATCAAGTTTCATAAATGCGCCATCAAACTTCTCTTGCAGCTTTTCCACACGCATGATAGACTTTTCTACAAAGTTGATGTATGCAGGTGCTACAGAGTATTTTAGATGGTACACTCCATCAGGAAGAGGTTGTTCCACTCCTGGTGCAGTGATGCCTAGATT